GAGATAAAAATTATGTATACAATACCAGATATTCACACTGCATTAGAACCATTAGTTTGTTGGTCAGGTGCATTTACAGAAGAAGAAATTAATAAAATAATTAAAATGGGAGACGAATTAGCGTTCCAGCGAGCAAAAGTTGGTTCAAAAAATTCTGAAGATTTAAAAATTAGAAATAGTACAGTATCTTGGATACAACCAAATGAAGAAACTAGTTGGCTATTTAATAAAATGGCTGAAATAGTTGCTAGGATTAATACTGACAAGTATCAATTTACATTATCTCATATAGAAGCACTACAATATACTACATATGAAATTAACGAGTTTTATGGTTGGCATATTGACGGAGCAGCAAAGGATACGTTTGGACCACATCATAGAAAATTAGGAATTTCTGTTATATTATCAGATCCGGATAGCGAATTCACCGGCGGAGAATTCCAGATTATTCCTGACGGAAATCCTAATAATGTAAATAGTACAAAGCCTAAAAAGGGAGATGTAATAGCATTTCCGTCGTTTGTTCCCCATCAAGTTACAAAAGTTGAATCCGGAAAACGGAAAAGTTTAGTTTGTTGGGTACTTGGGCCAAAATTTAAATAAAAGAGGGTAAATGTCGCTTATATCAATTTTTAAAGATCCACTAATAGAGTTTTTAACTTCCGAACAACATTCTACAGTATTAATCCCGCCTGGACCTGCTAATAAATTTATACCGGAATGGTATAAATCTATTCCTGCAGTTAGTAAATCTTTTAGAGACGTGAAAGGTGCACACGGAATGACTGCTAAGAAGTGTTTACCGATGTTAGATGCAATGACACACGGCTACATTATTCCACTAGCAGGCGACATACATGTAAGGACAAATGAAGACGCAACTATAATTGATATTACTGAAAATCCGTATGTTCGATTAACAGACGAACACGACCCAACTCAAGTAGGACCAAATTTTCCGTATCCTGGAAAACATTTAATTAAATTTTTAAATCATTTTGTTATTAAAACTCCTCCAGGATATTCGTGTTTATTTACTGCACCGGTTAATCATTTAGAATCTAGATTCTTAACATTAGGTGCAGTGGTCGAAACCGATATGTATGATAGAGAAATTAATTTTCCAACTGTGTGGCTAGCTAATAATTTTGATGACATTTTACCTGCAGGAACTCCGTTAATACAATGTATTCCGTTTAAACGCAATACTAATATTGATAAGTACACTGTTAGACCATTTACTTCTAAAGAATTTAATCAAAGAGAAATAACAAGAATGAAACAAGATAATCAGTGCAGTTATTATGTTAATAATATTAGAGTAAAAAAATAATGTCTATAATATCAACTATTAAATCGTTATTATTTGAAGCATTTGATACAACTCCTATGATTTCTTTCAAGTGTGAAGTTCCAGGATATGAAGTAGGGCAACCTGTAAAACGCGCAGTAGATATTAAACCAGACTGGATGATTGATCAGCAAAAAGAAGCGACCCATCATGGAACTCATAAATTCTCTGCGTGTCCGGGTATGCACGATTTGTATAAAACAGGATACATCATTCCTGCATGGGAAGATTTTGAAATTATTGTTACGGAATCTACTTTTAAAATTCAAATCGGTAGAGGCACTACATTTCCATGTTTACCTCATCAACCATTATCGTACCACGTAGTAAAAGACATAATTGCGCTCGATGAAGGTATGACAGGACATGCTATAAAATTTCCATCTCCATGGAAGGCGTTTACTAAGCCAGGGTATTCTGCGCTTGTTATGCCGGCAATGTACCATTCTCCGTTTCTTCGTGATTTATTTGTATATCCGGGTATTAATGATTACGACACATTTCATCATTTAAATTTAATGGTTACTCCAGTAAAACCGATGCACATTAAAATATATGCAGGTACTCCGTTATTGCAAGTAATTCCGTATAAACGAGAAATCATTACTGCCGAAGTTGGTTTAGCTAGTGCTAAAGATATTGCGTTGGCTAATTTTACATACCGAACTAGTGCTCCGGGATTTTATAGAAAATGGTTATACAAGAAAAAAACAACAGACATTAAATATATTTAAAGGATTTTAAACATGAATACAATTTTTAAAGTAAGAATTAATCAAGACGGTTCGATTAATTTATTAAAACAAATAGTTGCAATAAACAGTGATGATACTAATTGGAGACCTGCGGTTGAAATAGAACCAGAACCGACAGTAACATCATTAGAGAGAGTTATTCCTCAATACGATTTAACTACTGATCCAATCGGTATTACTTATGTTGTAATTAACATGACTCTTGCTGAAAGACAACAACATGAAATTCAAAAAATTAAACAAAAGCTAATATCGTCAGTTACTACAATGGTACATTCTAATTTTGAAGTAGATCCGTCGGCGTTCGATACCGATGTACTTACACAATCAAAATTAGAAGTAGACTCTAAAATTGCAGCTATTACTGCAGCAACTACTCACGAAGAGTTAACTGAAATTGTTAGATAAAACGTATCTTAATTATAAACTATCAATAATATCAATAACAGTTTGAATCTTAGTTTGTATAATTTTATTACGCAAGCTAAGATTTAACCCGCGATGTATAGGTTTTGGAAGTGCAACTAAACTAAACCAACCCCATGCAATGTGTTCATTACTTAAGGTTGGAACAAATTCATTTTCTACTAAACAAAAATATGTATGAAAATTAAAGACACTATCGTTAGATACAAATTTTTCTAACGGTAGTGTTTTTTTAATGACTGGAAGAAATCCAATTTCTTCTTCTATTTCTCTAGTAAGACCTTGCCATGGGTTTTCGTTAGCTAAGTTAGTTCCGCCAACTAATCCCCAAGTTCCTTGGTGTTTACCTGAGGATTTTTGGATCAACAGAAATCTATGTGTAGCTTGAGAATATATAAGTGCGCCGCTACATATTACCTGTTCGGTTACATTTCTAGTCGCCATTTACCCACCTTGTAAATTCCTTCAAAACTTTTAAGCCATGATATCCCATTCCACACATATTGTATACTAGTAAAAATATTTGTTTGCCAAATCATATAATCAAACGCATTCACTGAATCAAAAATTACAATCCACTGATTACCATCCCATTCAATAATATCGTTAGCATGCGCAACTAGCGGTTGTCCGTTGGCTCCTTTCCAGCCATCTGGATTATCTTCGTTATGTTCATTACCAGTATCTTCAATTAATAGATATCGGCATCCTGAATATATAGGATGATCAGTTGGATCAAATGTAAGAGGATTAATAATTGCATCAACGGTTCCGGGAGATTGCATGTATCCCGGAACATCTCTATAGTTTGGACCTGCGTCGTAATTTAAATCAAAATCAAACAATCCTACACTGTTAATGCCAGTGTTTGGATTTTTAGTATCTTGATCCCAAACAACGTCTAATATTGTTTCTTCATATTGATGTCTAGAAACAGTACCATTAACTTCTGTGCCGTCGGGCTGCATTAAAAATATCCTAGTTACTCCTGATATAAATTTATCTGGGAACATCTCTAACAACTCGTCCCATTTAACTTCTGCATTATAATGTTCTGGCATGTCTAGTGACAAATCATTAGTTAACGAAGAATTTTTTGAGTTTAATAATGTAATCTGATTGTTTACTACTTCAATTGCATAATCTTCAGTCACTGAAATAATCTGAGTCATTAATGTAGACGTAGTTAAGTCTGGTATAAACGCATCATTACCAAAACCTGAAATGTACGGTGCATTTGCATCGTGCAGTCCGGTGATAATCTTTGTAATAATCCCATGTTGTTTAAGTTTAACTGGCGGACTAATCCATATAGGCGCACTTACGGTTAATGTTCCAATGTCAATTGGTGTATCATTGCCAACTGGTACTGCTTTGCTTGACCATGCAATTGAATCTAAATTTAATACTGAAATACTTGTCCAATCAAAATAGTTATCAGTTGTTTGTAATTCCAAACTTGGATTAAACAACATTAAAATTTGTTCTAAAATTTGTAATTTTTGATCAGTATTTGCAGTCCAAATGTCAACTTTCATAGTTAACTTAAACGGTGTTGGCATTAATCGTTCTATTGTATAATTTCTACCAACGTTACTCGTATATTGCCCGTCTACTATTTCACGTTCTCTAACATGCTTTTTACTAACAAATGTTGAATCTTGAAGACGTTCTCTTTCTAAATCTAATCCGTATATATACACACTGATTCTTGGTATAGAATTTAGTGTATTTTCTGAATTCTGCCTTATTACAGTAGCAGCTTGTCTATCCGAATCACCATACGCAACTGGAATACGATGTAACGATCCGTCGCTGTATCGTACAGTAAACTCACTAAAAACTCTAATTGTTTGTGTAACGTACCGTCTTATGGCACCGTCATAAAAATGTTGCATACATTCTCCTATTCCGTTATTTATTGCAGCAAAAATTTACAAATCTGCTTTTGGTTTAAGTACCTTTGATAAACTTTGACGTTCAGCTTCTCTATTATTAAACAGCATTACACGCCATGCACCATCGTACGGAATAGTAATTTGGGATTCGTCTACTATTGGTAACGTTACTTTGATTTTGTTAACGCCATTAGAAATGTAAGGCGTGATTAACGTTGGATTATCTGCAATTACAAATTCTAAACGGGTAGCTGATAGTTTAATTACAAGATATAAACCTTGTATTGAATAGTTAATATCAGTGTTAAATTCATAATCACCAACTTCTAGTCTTACATAATCTACAGCAACTTCGTCGTTGTACATAAATTTAGAGTTATTAATAAATCCAGTTTTAAGTGTTTGTCTAGTATCAGTATTTGTCATAGTCATCCGCACATTATCTTCTACTTTTAGCCATCGTTGCCCGTTAAATGTAAACAATCTATTTGGTAAAAAGTCAAGTCTTAAATAATAATCATTTAATGCAGGGGCTTGCGGAAATGCAATTCCAGTTCCAAATACATACCCATTAGGTGGATATCCGTCACCAAATAAGTATCCGCTATAACCTGTTCTTAACGGTACTGCGTTAACACTGCTAACATTAATATTTGATAATCCGTTAATTGTTTGACTGCTATAACTAGCATCAATTGCATCAGAATCAACAGTAGTCAACAACGCGGCACCGGTTACTGGATCAGTTGCTAATGTATAATATTGTCTAACTTGGAATCCACTCATTGGTGAATCAAGTTCTGCTTGTTTTATAATTGCATCGTTAATTTCAAGTTCTTTAGTACGAGTGCTTAACAATTCACGTAGTGCATAATTTGAATCTTCCCCTGCAGGCTGATCAAGAATATCGGAATATTGCTGACTATCTGTAAGTTTTTTAAGTTTTAATCTATATAAATGAGGATACCATGTAGCACTGTACCCCTCACTTGGACGATCTACTTCCTCAACTACAAAAAATCTAGGCATGCTTAAATCTAAGTCGTTTAATGCAAAATCATCTTTTAAATGCGGCAACTCCATAACATCACCTGCAATTAATTTGCGACCAATTGTAGTAATAATGTCGTTAATATGCACTGTCATAAACACTGTATCGTTATCAATAAACAAACCAAACTGGCTTAAATTGAAATTAAGATTTTGAAGTTGATAATGACCACGAATACGATAAATTTCTTGTTCATACTTGCGATCACGGTTTTCTAAGAATAATAAATCTTGAATATTTGTTTCTTTTATTACATCATATATTGGTTGATCAGCAGTTCCTTCTAACGGATTTTTAGGTCCTAAATATTTATGAACGTGAACATCTGTGCAACCAACTTGGAACATCAATGATATTTGACGATCAATGAATCTATAATTATTTCCTTTTTCTGGGGTATATAAACTTAATCTGGGCAAAGTTCTTCTCCTTTATCATATTTATCGTAAGATAAATATAGTAGGAGAACTATTATGTCTGACGAAACAACCTCATTGATAGAAAGAAATAAAGTATTTGAATACGTTAAAGCAATGCTTGGCGATGGCATGATCACTATAGATTTAGACCCAATTCATTACGAAACTGCATTAGATAGAGCGTTAACTCGCTTTAGACAACGCAGTCCAAATGCAGTAGAAGAAAGTTATAGCTTTTTAGAACTAGTACAAGATCAAAACGATTACAGATTACCTGACGAAATTATAGAAGTACAGAGTGTATTTAGACGTGCTATTGGTTCACGTTCCGGTATGGGTGCAGGTGGAACATTGTTTGAACCATTTAATTTGGCGTATACTAATACATACATGATGAGTGGTAGTATGATGGGCGGACTTGCAACTTATGAATTGTTTGCAGGTTACCAAAAACTAGTTGGTAAAATGTTTGGTAGTTATATTGAGTTTAAATGGAAACCTACTAGTCATGTGTTGACAATCTTACAACGTCCATTTGCACAAGGTGAACAGATTTTAATTAAGTCACATAATTATCGACCTGACTTTGTATTATTAACTGACATCTATGCTAAACAATGGTTGCGTGACTATACACTTGCAACTTGTAAAATTATGTTAGGAGAAGCACGTAGTTTATTTTCAACTATTGCAGGACCGGGTGGCGGAATTACACTAAACGGTAATGATATGAAATCTGCAGGTAAAGAAGAACTTGTTGCACTTGATAAAGAACTTGAAACACAAATATCTGGCGGTCAAGGCTATCATTTTATAATTGGTTAACTTGACATTTTCCTAAGATGAGCGTATAATGCGTTTTTAGGAGAATAAAATGATAATTGGAATCGTAGGAAACATAGGTGAAGGCAAAGACACTATTGCTGATTACTTAGTAAGTAACTATAACTTTAAACGTGAAAGTTTTGCAGGTACTTTAAAAGATGCAGTGTCTGCAGTGTTTGGATGGGACAGAGAATTACTTGAAGGTAGAACTAAAGAGTCTCGAGAATGGCGTGAACAAGTTGACACATGGTGGGAAGATAGATTAGGTATGGTTGGATTAACTCCTAGATTAATTTTACAGCTGTGGGGTACTGAAGTATGTAGACGTGGCTTTCATGACGATATTTGGGTTGCTAGTTTAGAAAACAAATTACGTAATGTAGGTACTGATGTAGTTATAAGCGATTGTAGATTTCCTAACGAGTTTGATACTATTAAGAACTTAGGTGGTATTATTGTTCGAGTAAAAAGAAGTCTAGATCCGGAATGGCATTTACATGCTAAGGGTGCATCAGCCGGTAACATAGAAGATATTTTAATGTTAAAAGAGTTCGGAATCCACGAAAGTGAATGGGCATGGTATGGTTTAGAAGTAGATCATATAATTGATAATACCGGCACATTAGACGAGTTGTACGCAAAAGTAACTAAAATAGTTAAGATATAACGCCATAAAATTACAATTTCCTATAAATACAGTTAGAACTTGTATATATGGAGATTATAATTATGGCTCAACTTAGTTCACCAGGCGTTAGCGTATCTGTTATTGATGAAAGTTTTTACACAGTATCCAACGCCGGTACAATACCTTTAATTTTTGTCGCTTCGGCTTCAAATAAATTAACAGGGTCTGGAACAGGCTTTGCTCCAGGCACTTTAGCAAAAAACGACGGTAAAGTATATTTACTTACAAGTCAAAAAGATTTAGTGGACACATTCGGCACTCCAATTTTTAAAACCGATACTAACAACAATCCAATTCATGCTGGCGAGCAAAACGAATACGGTTTGCAAGCTGCATATAGTTTCTTAGGTGTAAGTAACCGTGCGTATGTTGCTCGTGCAAGTG